GTCTGGTCAGTTTTACCTAGCCAGCGATCACAATGTTTACATTTAATATCAATCATTATTCAACCTCCCACGTAAGATAACAATTACAGTTCGGATGTGCATTTGCAGTATTCATATCGACAAAATCATTTGTTAATATACCACCGTCAACTCCATTAATTCTGCCACCAACTTGTACAAAGGCACTACTTACAGATATAGCGTCAGTTGATGCCATTGTTCTACAAAATTCGCAAGGGTCAACACCACTAGTATTCCATATCTTTTTAACAATATAACCAGTTTCAGCTTGGATATCCTCCATTGCATATAGAGATGCTTCACCGCCAGCTCTTGCCGTTTCAGTTCTAGCTAATCTGGTAACACGCCACTCTTCAAGTGATGTAAGGTTTTTAAGGTTTTTCTGTATATCTTTATAAGTTAATTCTTCAATTTTAGCTTTAGATAATACTGATTGGATAGCTGTTTGCGTGTCGCTTGCATAGCTTTTACCAACATTTGTTAAATATGCCTTATAAGCATCTAGTTTATCTTGTGTTAGTGCAAATCCAGTCAGCATATCTGCATTAAGGCCAGCGTTTAAGACTATTTGTATGCCCTCTTCATATTGAATTGACCCTTTATCAATTAATAATGATGTGATTACAAGTAAAGCCTCTGTAGTAAAAGTTTCAAGGTCATCATTAGTGTAATCGCCGCTTACTTCATTAGTTGGATTGTTTTCTTTTTCAACATCAGCGATTGCTTTGTCGATTTGTGACTGCATAAACTTACGTGCGACGGACTTAATCCTTTTTTGATAAGTATCGTCAGTCGTTGCTTTTGGGTTTGTGCAACTGCAACCTCCATTATGTTGATGGATTGAATTACTAAACGTATCTATTTTGCTTGGGTCGGGGCTATTATTTACTTCACCGCCATCGTCTACGTCTGGTTTATCATTTTCAATTACTGCGGTAACTTCTTCTTTTTTTAGTAATTTATAACTCTGTGGTAATTGTAAAGCATCGACAATACTATTAAGTGACCAGCCAGCAGTTATTAAAGTATTGACAATATTTGCATCTAAAGTTCTAGTTTCAGCTTTAACCTTTTCAGCGTCGGCAATGGCAGGTATTTCATATTTAAATGTAATAGCTACACCTAGCCCATTAGTAATACGGTTTAACTCGTGCGTGATAGTCGTGTAAATACGGAGTGCTAATGGCTTAACCGCACGTTTAGCAAATCCTGCCTCGGATACTTCGGCTGTTGCATAGTTAGGCGCATCATCAACGCCTTTAATAAACTGCGATACACCGTAGGCCATATCAATACGTTTATTTGTTTGTTCAAATAGGTTTTTAAAGTCGATATCTTTATTAGATTGAGCAAATGGTATCCACTCAATTTGAGCGTGTGCCTCTTTGCCTGTATTTTGGTCGATTGGTCGTGGCGTATAGACTACATTGCCATTTTTACCAGTATTGTAAGTATCTAAAAATGGCCTTAGTTGTAGTGTTCCAATCTTAACATCTTGTTCTAGTGACGCTACGTGGAGAGGCTCTCCATCTATGAAAAATGTCAACCTAGCGTTTGCTATTTTAATATCAAAGTAATGATAATTTCCGTCAAGCGTATAAGCTTTGTTTGTTTCAGTACCGTCTCCATTGAAATCACCTGACGCAAACGCCCACTCAACGCCATTAATCATTGATGCACAATATAATACACCATTTTCATATTTAAAGTATGCGCCTTGTGTCATCGGTAAGATGTTACAAAACCCCCACCTTTGGGTATTATTTGTTAATCCACTAATTGCTACTTTATGAACACCATTATAATTATTAGTAGCACAACCAGTAAATCTAGCTATTTGATTAGCGTATAGTCCTGAATAAGAGTTAGCGGTAGTTGTTATTGATAGTGACAGTTCAGAGTTAGCAACAACAACGCTACCGCCATTTGACACAACTGATGTATTTATATTTGTGTCTAATAGATTGCCGTTAAATACTCCACCAGATAAGCGTACAGCCTCGGCCGTTTCAAGTTGGCCGTATCTTGTTACTTGCGCTTGGTTTTTACTTTCGTCTGTAATCTTAGTTTTTGTAAAATAGCTCATAATACTCCTATACTATATTCCATTTATTAGTTGCCGTATCAATGATTGTTATAGACTCATTATCATCAATTACTTGTGTAGTCTCGCCACTTATTAATTCACTTTGGTAAGCATCTATAGTAACAATAGCGCCATCACTTACAATAATATACTTTCGGCCACTACCTGTAGCGTGTGGCAATGTAAGAGTTGCATTTGCAGTAAACCTGATAACATCATCTGTATTTGTTGCAGTATAATTATCAGACTTATTAGATATAACGTGTGTAAAATCGCTAGGTAAAAGTGTTATTACATCATTTACGTCGCTTGATTTACCATTTATTACAAGTGCGTCAGCGCCATTACCTATTTGGCCTCGGTATCCTCTAGCGAGTATTGGCATATCTATCGTATATGGCGTATGCGATACAGTGATTGAATTATCTGACGAATTTAAATTGATTGTATACATTATGATAAAACCTCTGTTTCATCTAATGCTTCCTCAATAATAAAATCTGGTAAAGATGCGCCACAAGTTGATGGTTCAGGAAATTTACGAATACGGCCGTCATTATAGACTACGTTTATTTGATATTTATATGTGTTTAGTGGAACTTGAGTCTCTGCAGGTAACAATGACAAATCGGCTACATCTTCACTAAATAATGCAGTCTTTGTAATTACTGGCGTATCGCTTTCTAGGCCAACATACAAACTAGCTGATACTGCCTCATCATCGTCTAGAGATACTTGGATATCTACACTTGCACCATATCTAGTTTTAATTGCTTTCATTTTCTTTAACCTCTTCTTCTTGTTTAAACTTATATCTTAATTGTGCTTCACTTGAGTTTGAATTAACAATCTTAATATTATTATCCAATTTGCATTTACTATTTGAGCATTTAATAGTTGCTATAAGTGTCTGGTCAGTTTTACCTAGCCAGCGATCACAATGTTTACATTTAATATCAATCATTATTCAACCTCCCACGTAAGATAACAATTACAGTTCGGATGTGCATTTGCAGTATTCATATCGAC